TTCGAAAGTTTCGTAGGCGGGATAAGCAGTATCTGGAACAAGCTGACCAGCCTCTTACCGTCATGGATGCACCACGACGACACAGCAAAATCGCCGACCTTGTCAGACGCTGCGCCCCCCGTCACAGCACACGATGCGGCAGTCACACGTGCGGCGAGCAAAGGCAAATCGCTGCTGCCCGCAGGCTTGCAACACAGCAAGGCAACGCCGTTGTCGGCCCACGCTGCTGCAAAACAGACGGCAGCGACCACACCAGCACCTGCAGCGAGCGCAACCACACCACAGCAATCGCAATATGTGCGCGGCGCCGCACAGCAAGCGATTTTGGTCGATGCCAAGCTGTATTTGACTCGCACGGGTCAAACGGAAATTGCTAGAAGCACTGCACAGATTATTTCAACCGGCATCGCGCGCCCCATGGGCAGCGGCACTTTCGATACCGGCTTACATGCCCTAACACCTGCGATGGCTTAATCACCATGCCTACAATCACGCTACAACTTGGCGATGTTCAGTTTAGCGAAACTGAAATCCCTGAAAATATCAAGATCGGTACTGAACACCGTACCTCGGTTCATAAACTGATCGGCGGGCATCGCGAAGTAAATATGCTCGGCCCCGATCATGCACCGATCGAATGGTCCGGCTATTTCATCGGCAGCAATGCCTATGCGCGCGCCAGACTGCTGAAGCAGATGTGCGATACCGGCCTGCCGCTAAGCCTCACCTGGTCGCAATTTAATTATCAAGTCGTTATCAGTCACTTCGAAGCCGATTTCGAACGCGACTATCAATTGCCATACAGCATCACCTGCCTGGTATTGCAGGATTTGACGGCACCGCTGCCCAGCGCGAAAGCCCCGGGCCCGGATGCCGTGCTGGCTGCCGACAACAAAACAGTCGATGACCTGGCTCTGTTGATCAATCACCCCGAGATCTCCAAGGCGATTTTGAATGTGACTCAAACAGTCGATCAGATCTCCAGCATCGCCACCGCAGCCACCGGCAAAATCAGTCAGGCCATTACCTATATCCATACCGCGCAACAGCAAGTGCAAACGGTGATTGCCTCGACCGAAAAAACCCTGAGCAATATTTCGACGCTGGGTGGAATCTTGCCGAACAATCCGGTGGCGCGTAGCGTTTCCCGGCTGTCCGCGCAAGTCAATGCGATTACCAGTCAATCAAATCTGGTGAAATTGAATGGTGTGTTGGGACGCATGACAAAAACCCTGGGTCAGGTTAATCAACGCGTCAAAATCATTCAGAGTGGCGCAGACAACCTTTACAGCATCGCATCCAAGGCCTACGGCACGGTCAGCGGCTGGACCGAAATTCTCAAGGCCAATCCGCAATTAAAAGGCGATCCGCAAGTCCCGAACAACACTACCTTGGCGATCCCGCCATTCAATGGCGATGCGGGGGATGCCAACAGCGAGGATCTGATCTATGCCTAAGCCGATCGCACGTGCCGTACGCGGAGCAGTCAATGTAAACGGCACGCCACTGGCGGGCTGGCTGGAGTTCGAGGTCGAAAACAATGTGTATGCATCAGCCGATTCGTTCTCCTGCACATTTTCCGCCGCGCAGTTGCCCAAGGAACGCGATGCCAATTGGTTTTCCCAACAGCAGGATATGACTATCGAGCTGTTCGTCGGTTTTCCGGATAACACCGGTCAGGCGGCGCCAGGCAACTTGCCGAGTTGGATTTACGGCACGGTCGATGAAATTGACTACGACCCGGTCGAAGGTCTGATTGAAGTGCGCGGACGCGATCTGACACATCTGTTTATCGATGCCAAAACCACCGAGAAATTTCAGAACCAGACCGCTTCGCAAGTTGCGACTGCGCTGGCGCTCAGACATGGCTTGAGTACCCAGACCACGCCGACCAAAACACCAATCGGCAAATACTACGAAATCGATTCTGCGCACATCAACGATGCACGCACCGAATGGGAATTACTCAACTATCTCGCGCGCGTCGAGCAGTATGTGGTTTACGTACAAGGACAGACCTTGGTCTTCCAGCCACAGCCGACGCCAGATAGCGCTACACCCTACCCCGTCGTCTGGACACCGCCGAGCAAGACGCTGGGTTATGCCCAGGCGGCAGTGGAAAGCATCCGCTTCCAGCGCGCAACAACCCTATCGCACGGCGTGGTGGTCACAGTCAAATCGTGGAACGACGCCGCACAGCATGCATTCACCGTGAGTTACCCGCCTGCCCAGAGTCAATCAAAGAGCAGTGAAGCACCTCAGATGTATGCCTACTCGATTGCGAATATGACGCCACAGAAAGCCTTGCAACATGCGCAAGCCAAGTATCGCGAGATCATGCAACATGAAATGAAACTGAGCCTGACCCTGCCCGGCAACGACGACCTGAATCGTAATTCGGTGATTCAGGTAAGCGGCACGGGCACCGATTACGACCAGGCTTATTACCCGGATACCATCACGCGCCGTTTCAGTCTGGACCAAGGGTATCGCATGGAAGTGAATGCGAAGAATCATCACCCCGATTCGGAGCTCGGCGCATGAGATCCATCAATGCATTATCCAATGCGATGCGGCAGCAGGCCGAAATCTCAGCAGGCACCAAAGCACTGCCGCGCATGGGTCTGGTCAGCAGTTATGACCCCAACAAACACAGCGCCAAGATTCTTTGGCAACCCGATGGTATCGAGTCCGACTGGATGCCGGTCGGCGCCGTTGGCGTAGGCGCCGGATTCGGCGTGCTCTGCGCGCCCAATCTGGGCGATATGGTACTGGTCGAATTTTCCGAAGGCAGCAGCAACGCTCCAAAGATTGTCGGCCGCTACTTTTCCAATATCAACGTGCCGCCCAGCGTACCTTCCGGCGAAACCTGGATCGTTCACAAAAGCGGCTCGGTACTTAAATTTCATAACAGCGGCGTGGTCGAACTCGTGACCGCAGCCGATTTAAATGCCACCGTCGGCGGCAACCTAAATGCGACCGTCTCGGGCGCAGCCAGCTATACCGCCAGTTCGCATACCTTTACCGGCCCGGTCACGATGAAGGCGACGCTAAACGTCGCACAAGCCATCACAGGTCAAGGCGGTATGGCGATTTCGGGCGGCTCGGGCGCAGCGGTCACGGGCAATCTGAATGTCACCAACGGCAATGTCAGTGCCGACGGCATCGACCTGAAAACCCATACGCATAGCGACCCGCAAGGCGGTTTCGTCGGTGCGCCGCAGGGATAAAACCCGCATCACAGCAGGATAAATATGGACCTATTTCATTACTGGGGAGAGGATTTACAAGCCTCGCCCACCGGCGATCTTTCGCTGGCGTATATGAGCACTACGACCAAGCAGGAAATTCTGCGCGCCCTGATGACCAACGCGGCACTCAGCGATAGCGCGGGCAATCCGCTTACCGCGGCCGATTATCTGGACCATCCCGATTTCGGCGCAGGCTTGCCGCGACGTATCGGCGATCTGCTCGATCTCGGGCAGATCAGTGCGGTGGTAATGGGCGTCGTTTTGTCATTCCCCGAGGTATCTCGTTCTCCACGCCCGGTCGTCGATGTAACAGCGTTCAACGACGGCGCGACCATTTCAATACAGTACGTCGATACCGCCAGCGGCGGTTCCGAACTGCTTTCTTTTGACATCAAGCCATGACGGTACAAACTCAATCGTTTACACAAATCCTCCAGGGATTTGCCGCGACCGTGCAAGGCGCGGCGTCCACTCTCGTTAATTTTGTCGTCGGCTCGATTCTGCGCGCCGTCGGCGAGGGCGTTGCCTGGGTCTCGCTATGGCTGCAAGGACTGATCCTGCAAGCCATCGCCTTGACACGCGCCACCACCTCGAACGGCGCAGATCTCGATTCATGGTGCGCCCAATACGGCTTTACGCGCCTCTTGCCCAATGCCGCCAGCGGCGCTGTCAGTTTCGCGCGCTTCACCGCCACCCAACAGGCTGTGGTGCCGGTGGGCGCAATCGTGCAGACCGGTGACGGCTCCCAGCAATTTCAAGTGATTGCCGACACCACCAACCCCGCTTATAACGTCACGCTGAACGGCTTTGTACTTGCTGCCGGCATGTCCAGCATTCTGGCCACCGTGGTCGGCGTCACACCCGGCAATAACTCACTGAACCTGCCCGATGCCTCGGGCAATATTTCCGCCGGCACCATCACCCAGCTATATCAATCTATTCCCGGCATCGATACGGTCAGCAATCCACTCGCCTTCAGCAACGGCTTCAACGCCGAAAGCGATATGGCGATGCGCATTCGTTTTGTCTCCTACCTCGCGACCTTGGCCAAGGCGACCAAACTGGCAGTGGGCGCGGCCATCACCGCGCTTGGCGCAAACTTCACCTATACCTTGGTCGAGAATCTGAACTACGCAGACAACTCGCCTCATATGGGCTATTTCTATGCAGTGGTCGATGACGGCACGGGAGCGCCGCCCTCCACCACACTCTCGACCGTATATAACGCCATCGATGCAGTCCGGCCGTTCACCTCGACCTTTGGGGTATTTCCGCCGACGCTCCAACCGGTGGTGGTCGCCATGACGCTGACCACCAGCTCGACCACCAGCGCCGGACACGCCGCCACCGTGGCACTGGTCAGCACAGCCGTCACCACGTACATCAACAGCCTGGTACTCGGGCAATCGTTGTCGTACTTCAGGCTCAGCCAGATTGCCTTCGATGCCAGCAGCGACGTGATCGACATCTCCGGCTATACGCTGAACGGCGGTACGCTCGACGTGCCGGCGTCCAACCAACAGGTGATCAAAACCACTAGCGTAACGGTGATCTGATGGCGACCGGAGACCAAGCAGATATTTTCGCGCGCCTCAAAGCATTGATGCCGCGCGGTTGGTTCGGCGACAACTCACCCTTGCTAGATGCCATCCTGCAAGGCTGCGCCAATGCGTTGGCCGCGGTGTACCTCGCCTATAGCTACCTGCTGCTGCAAACCCGGATCCAGACATCCAGCGATGGGTGGCTCGATCTCAGTGCTGCCGATCACTTCGGCGAACAGGGTTTGCCGCGCAAGGTAAGTGAAGCCGATGCCAGCTATCGCAATCGGATTCTGGTGAACATCATTCGCGAGCGCGGTACCCGCAACGCCGTAACCAAGGTGTTGACCGATTTGACCGGGCGCGCGCCGACCATCGTCGAGCCGCAACGTCCCTCGGATACAGGCGCTTACGGCGGCCCCATGATCGGCTACGGATCCGCCGGCGCCTACGGCTCGATGTCGCTCAACTACCAGGCATTTGTCACGGCCTATCGCCCAATCGGTAGCGGCATTCCGTATGTCGCAGGCTACGGTTGCTCGACGGGCGGCTATTCGCAAGCGTCACAAGCCGAGTACGCGCCTTATGCCTCGATGCAAAACAGCGTCAGCGATGCCGACATTTATGCCGCCATCGATTCGGTAAGGCCGGCTGGAACGATTATCTGGACCCGCATCACCAGTTAAAAGCGCATCACGTAGACCCACCCAGACCCCGCTCCCGCGGGGTTTTTTTTATCTTTTGGAGAAATGCTTTGGACCGCACTATTATTTACCCCGGCGCCATTCCGCTTGAAACCGATTTGCTGAATACAAACCGGAACACTTTCACGGCATTGGGCTCGCTCGCACAAGATCTGTTCGGCACCAGCACGGTGTTTTCAGGTTTGAACTGCGTACCGACCGCCTTGGCGTCGATGTCGGTCAGCATCGCTCCAGGGCGGGTGTACGCTTTGCAAAACCGAGACAATACAGCCTACTCCTCGCTTCCTGCCGACACCGCACATCAGCTGATGAAGCAAGGTATCTTGCTCGATGCACAGACATTTTCATGCCCGGCACCGCAGACCTCCGGCTTTTCAGTGAACTATCTAATTTCGGCGAATTTTGTCGAGCAGGATGTCAGCCCGATCGTACTGCCTTACTACAACGCCACCAATCCGGCACAGGCCTTCAGCGGCCCACCCGCCAACGGCAACTCCAGCGGCGCGGCGCAAAACACCGTGCGTCAGAATACTGTGCAGCTCACGCTGACTCCCGGCGTAGCTGCCGCCACCGGCAACCAGATGACCCCGTCGGCGCCAGCCGGAGCCACACCGCTGTGGGTGATTACCGTAGCTTATGGTCAGACCTCGATCACCGCTGCGAATATCGCGGCTGCGCCTAATTCGCCGTTTGCGCCTACCGGAGGGTATTTTGCGGCGGTCGGCGAACGCTATAGCGGCATTCAGAACGTTGCCGGCAATTCGATTTTGACGACTGCGGCGCTCGGCGCGCTGGTTAATGTCACTGCGACCGGAACCACGCAGACGCTACCACCTGCTGCGAATTGTCCCAATGGCACCAGCATTACGATTGTCTATATGCAATCGAGCGGCTCGGTTAGCGTGGTACACAACGGCAACGATATCTTGGTGTTTGGCCAAGGGAATAGTACGAACAGTCTCACGCTGAATCCGGGTGAGGAAGTGCAGTTTGTGTCGAATGGGGTGAATAGTTGGGTGAGTGCCGGGCAGACGCTGTCGACGGGGGTGACTGCGGCGCAATTTGATAATAGTAGTAAGTTGGCGACGACTTCATTTGTGCAACAAGCACTGGGTGCAGTTTCCGGAGAAAATCAGTACAACTCATCGCAAATACTTACCGCAGCCAATGATGCAAATAAATTGATCGTTATCGGTTCGACGGGCGGAAACATAACACTTCCCGCTCGTTCGACCGTCGTGCCGGGGACAAAACTCTATTTCATGTCTCAAGGCGGGACATCAACTCTTTTTACTCAAGGGAGTGATGCCTTATGGCTTGACACAACGACCGTCCCGAATCTTCCATTTGGCTTGGGTGATTATTTCGAAGTGACCGCTGCGTCAAACAGCAATGTATGGATGGTTACATCGGGGACACCATTGCTGGGCAAATGTAGTGGTTTCGCTTCATCCCAATTAGGTATCGGCTATCAAAAGCTGCCCAGCGGCATGATTATCCAGTGGGGCTCAGGAGCAACGAATAGCTCAGGGACATTCACAACATCTCTACCTATCACGTTCCCGAATGGATGGTTTACAGGATATTCATCCTGCCAACAAGCAGGGAGTTTCACAACCACCGTTTCCAACCTCGTCACAACAACAATATCGGTGATTGGCTACTCATCGTCTAACGGCGTCCCGGCAGTCGGTTTGTATGTGACATGGCTTGCACTCGGCCGATAAAGGAGATACACAGATGGGTCAAAAACTCGCAGCATATAACGCGCAAGGCGCAATCACCGGCTTCTACGACAGCGTGGATAGTCCCGTTCCAAGCAGTATCACCAATGTCATCGCCATCACCGACCAGCAATGGCAAACCTGCCTCTCGACACCCGGCTACACCGTCGTCAACGGCGCTCTGGTCGCACCCGCGCCACCGACAAATGCGCAGTTATTGGCCGCCGCGCAAGCAGCACAAATTGCCAGCTTGTATGCAGCCTGTTCTTCCGCAATTACGGCGGGCTTCACATCCAACGCACTGGGAGCCGCGCATAGCTATCCCAGCACGCTGATGGACCAGTCCAACCAGGTGACGGTATCGAATAACGCTGCAGGCGGTTCGCTATGGTGCGAAACCGGCTCGGCCTGGGCATTCGTCACGCATACCCAGGCACAAGCCCGACAAGTCGTTGCCGATTTTTCGAAATACCTAAACAGCAAGCAATCGGAACTTGTAAACCTGACCACCATTGTCAATACCGCAAGTATCGTTGCAGCAGTGCAAGCTGTCGCATGGAGTTAAAACCCTAAGTCGAAGCAGGCCGGCGCTGCCGATATAAGCATCCGGTTTCCCCTTGTTGTGGACAGCAACCGCCGGCCGTAATACTCATTCGGGCCCGCCCGATCCGTTAGACCGCCTCACATACACCATGTCACAACCCCGCTACGGCGGGGTTTTCTTTTTGGAGAAATGCTTTTGGACCGTACTATTGTTTACCCCGGCGCCATTCCGCTTGAAACCGATTTGCTGAATACAAATCGGAACATCATGACGGCATTGGGCTCGCTCACGCAGGATTTGTTCGGTAGCAACACAGTATTTTCAGGCTTGAACTGCGTACCGACGGTCCCGGCGGCGATGTCGGTCAGCATCGCTCCAGGGCGGGTGTATGCTTTGCAAAACCGTGACACCATCGCGTATTCGTCGCTCGGCACCGACATCACGCATCAACTCATGAAGCAAGGTATCTTGCTCGATACACAGACATTTTCATGCCCGGCGCCGCAGACCTCGGGCTTCGCAGTGAACTACCTGATCTCGGCAAGTTTTGTCGAACAGGATATCGACCCGGTTGTGCTGCCCTACTACAATGCCGTCAATCCAGCGCAGGCCTTTAGCGGCCCACCCGTCAACGGCAACTCCAGCGGTGTGGCGCAAAACACTATTCGCCAGGACACCGTACAGCTCACACTGACTGTGGGTGTCGCCGCTGCCAACGGTAATCAGATGACCCCTGCGGCACCGGTCGGGGCTACACCGCTGTGGGTTATCACAGCAACTTATGGTCAGACCTCGATCACCGCGGCGAATATTGCTGCGGCACCTAACTCGCCGTTTGCACCCACCGGCGGGTACTTTTCAGCAGTGGGCGAACGCTATAGCGGCATTCAGAATATCGCCGGCAACTCGACTTTGACGACTGCGGCGCTCGGCGCGCTGGTCAATGTCACGGCGACCGGCACCACCCAAACCTTGCCACCTGCGGCGAACTGCCCAAACGGCACCAGCATTACGATTGTCTATATGCAATCGAGCGGTTCAGTCACCGTGATGCGTAATGGCAGCGATATTCTGATATTCGGCCAGGGTAATAGTACGAGTAACCTTACCCTCAGCCCTGGTGAGGAAGTGCAGTTTGTTTCGAATGGGGTGAATGGCTGGGTGAGCGCCGGGCAGACGCTTTCGACAGGGGTAACGCCACCATTAGGCGACAGTAGCAACAAGCTCGCGACGACCAGCTTTGTGCAGCGTGCTCTGGGTAATACGCAGGGGATCATTGGCGTGCAGAGCAGCCTAACGTTGACTCCATCGCAAGTAGGCTCGTTCGTCGAAATCAACGCCGGCAGCGGCATTGTTATTACCCTGCCAATGCCGACGGGGTTAGGCGGGGCATGTTTAAATTTCTACAACCCATCGACCAACCCGGTTTCTATTGTGGCGCCTCCGCCTAGCACCATCAATATTAACCTGACCAACATACCCGCCTATACGCTTCCAGCGGGCGGCACTCTGACATTGATGACAGACGGTGCGTCATGGTCAATGATTGGAGGAAGTGGTACAGGTCAATTGTCGAGTACTGGTTATCAAAAATTTCCCAGTGGGTTAATTCTTCAATGGGGCTATTCAACCGCAGCAACCCAGACAACCCCCGCCTACGTCTCCTTCCCGATAAGCTTTCCCACGTCGCTTTTCTCTATAACACTCGGCCCGGCTGTCGCCGCAGCCAATGCAAATTCCTATAGTGTAAGTGCGGCATACACGGGAACTCACGGATTTAATCTCGTCAATAACAGTAGCAGCTCCGGTGCAGTCACCGCTTACTGGCAAGCGATAGGAATGTAAATATATGGGTCAAAAACTCGCAGCATATAACGCGCAAGGCGCAATCACCGGCTTCTACGACAGCGTGGATAGTCCCGTTCCAAGCAGTATCACCAATGTCATCGCCATCACCGACCAGCAATGGCAAACCTGCCTCTCAACACCCGGCTACACCATCGTCAACGGCGCTCTGGTCGCACCCGCGCCACCGACAAATGCGCAGTTATTGGCCGCCGCGCAAGCAGCACAAATTGCCAGCTTGTATGCCGCCTGTTCTTCCGCAATTACGGCGGGCTTCACCTCCAGCGCACTGGGAGCCGCACATAACTATCCCAGCACGTTGATGGACCAGTCCAATCAGGTGACGGTATCGAATAACGCTGCAGGCGGTTTGCTATGGTGCGAAACCGGTTCTGCCTGGTCGTTCGTCTCGCATACCCAGGCACAGGCCCAACAAGTCGTTGCCGATTTTTCTAAGTACCTAAACGCCAAGCAGTCCGAACTTATAACTTTAACATCGGCAGTCAATGCCGCAAGCTCTGTGGCCGCAGTGCAAGCTATCGCGTGGAGCTAAGGCAGTAAGCATAGACAAGTCGGCGTTGTGGATATAAGCACCTTACTTTCATGGTACGGCACTCGATGGGTGAAGCGATCGGCATATTCATGCCGCTCTCACGTAACTCATGAAGCCGCATAATCCACCCCACTTCACAACCCCGCTACGGCGGGGTTTTTCTTTTGGAGAATTGCTTTTGGATCGCACCATTGTTTATCCAGGCGCCATTCCGCTCGAAACCGATTTGCTGAATACCAACCGCAACACTCTGACAGCCTTGAGTTCGCTCACGCAGGATCTGTTCGGCAGCAACACGTTATTTTCGGGCTTGAACTGCGTCCCCTCAAACCCGGCATCGATGTCGGTCAGCATCACCCCGGGGCGGGTGTATGCGCTGCAAAACCGCGACACCGTCGCGTATTCGTCGCTCGGCGCCGACACCACGCATCAACTCATGAAGCAAGGCATCTTGCTCGATGCGCAGATTTTCTCGTGCCCGGCACCGCAAACCTCAGGTTTTTCGGTGAACTACCTGATCTCGGCCAATTTTATCGAGCAGGATATCAATCCCGTTGTACTGCCCTACTACGATGAGGCCAATCCCGCGAAGGCCTTCAGTGGCCCGCCCGTCAACGGCAACTCCAGCGGTACGGCGCAAAACACCACGCGTCAGGACACAGTACAGCTCACGCTGACTCCCGGCGTCGCAACTGCTACCGGCAACCAAGTGACCCCGGCGGCACCGACCGGCGCTACACCGCTGTGGGTTATCACGGTGGCCTACGGGCAGACCTCGATCAACGCCGCGAATATCGCGGCCGCACTCAATTCGCCGTTTGCGCCCACCGGAGGATATTTTGCGGCAGTGGGCGAGCGCTATAGCGGAATTCAAAATATTGCCACCAGCTCGACTTTGACGACTGCGGCGCTCGGCGCGCTAGTTAATGTCACTGCGACCGGAACCACGCAAACCTTACCACCTGCGGCGAATTGCCCGAATGGCACCAGCATTACGATTGTCTATATGCAATCTAGCGGCTCGGCTATCGTCGCGCACAATGGCAGCGATACGCTGGTCTTCGGACAAGGTAACAATTCCGCTGCGATTATGCTCAGCCCCGGCGAGGAGGTGCAGTTTGTGTCGAATGGCGTGAATGGCTGGGTGAGTGCCGGGCAAACGCTTTCGACGGGGGTGACACCGCCGCAGTTCGACAACAGTACTAAACTTGCAACCACGGCATTCCTGAAAAAATCAGGTATGCAACATAGTGCGCCGCTTATCTTCTCAAACTCGGGGGCCTTAGCCGCATCGGCAGTTATCGGGAATTTCGTCATTTTCTACGGCAATACAACCCCGCTTTCGGTCTCGTTGCCAGCCTCAAACACCTGCCCTCAAGGCGGTGCGATCTCTATTCTGAATGCATCTCAATCCCCGGTGACGCTAACGCCAGGAAGCGCTGGGGATTATATAAACCCTTCAAGTAACAATCTTTCTTCGGTTGTTCTACAAGCTGGAGATACCTTCAATGTGTCGCTGGTCGGTACGTCATGGGAAGCTTTTGGCGGATCAGCGTGTCTCGCATATGCGTCGATATTCAACTCATCAATCAATTCCAATGGTTATCAAAAGCTACCCAGCGGAATTATCATGCAGTGGGGAACCACCTTAGGCACCGGCAACAATGACGTATTTCAACTGCCAATAGCTTTCCCACATGCCACGCTTTGCGGATGGGCAACAGACGCCGGCGCCGGGCTCCATTCGTGTGCATTTATTGCGGGATCACAAACAAGCATTACCCTTTCAGGTGGAACTTCGGGTGGGACCACGTTAACCACAAACTATCGCTGGCTCTGCATCGGCTATTAAGGAAAAATCATGGGACAAAAACTAGCCGCATATAACACACAAGGCGCAATCACCGGCTTCTACGACAGCGTCGATAGCCCCGTACCAAGCAGCATCACCAACGTCATCGCCATCACCGACCAACAATGGCAGACCTGCCTCTCGACACCGGGCTACGTTGTCGTCAACGGCGCGCTGATCCCACCTGCACCACCCAGCAGCACGCAGTTATTAAGCGCAGCACAAGCGACACAAATCGCCAGCTTGTACAGCGCCTGCTCCACCGCCATCACGGCGGGTTTCACCTCCGCAGCACTGGGAGCAGCACACAGCTACCCCAGCACGCTGATGGATCAATCCAATCAAGTCACGGTCTCGAACAACGCCGCAGGCGGTCTGCTGTGGTGCGAAACTGGTTCGGCCTGGTCGTTCGTCGCCCATACCCAGGCGCAAGCGCAGCAGGTCGTTGCCGATTTTTCGAAGTACCTAAACAAAAAGCAGTCCGAACTTATAACCCTGACTGCGGCAGTGAATTCCGCAAGCACCGTCGCCGCCGTGCAAGCTGTTGCATGGCAATAAGCCGGTGAGACCAGGCATGTAGCCGCAGCTTTACCACCATCTGGCCGCCTTCGGGCGGCCTTTCTTTTAAACACCATGGATTTAAATCTAATCAATGGATGGCTGACGCTGAGCGTGACAGGGGCATGCGGCGTTCTCTGGTGGCTGTTGCGTAGCCTGCATGTACGAGTCGGTGAACACGACAAAGCGCTTGCAGACTACAAATTACATGTTGCCGAAACCTATGTGACCAGCAACGCGCTCAGTTCATCCATCGATGCCATCAATCGGGCCATCGAAGCCATTTTCAAAAAACTTGAGCGCATCGACGACAAACTCGATAACAAGGCAGACAAATGAATCTCACCTCTGCACTATTGACTGTCGCATGCCACGCCAGCCAGGACGACGCGGCCAAGTACGCTACGCCCTTGCAAATCGCATGCGACACCTACGCGATTAACACGCCGCTTCGGCTCGCCGCTTTCTTCGCACAGATCGGTCACGAATCGGGCTCGCTGTCGGCGACGGAAGAATCATTCAATTACTCGATCAGCGCGCTGACCTTGACGTTTCCGCAGCAAATGCCGCCCGCCTTGGCCCGTCAGTATGGCCGCCAAGCGGACGAAAAAAGCGTGCCGCCAGCACGCCAGCAGCAAATCGCCGCCCTGGTTTATGCCAATCGTTACGGTAATGGTGATGCCGCATCGGGCGATGGCTGGGCATATCGCGGCTCGGGCTTGATCCAGACGACGTTTCGCGACAACTTCGCATCGACCGGCTCGGCACTGGGTATCGACCTCGTCGCCAATCCCGATCGCTTGCGCTGCGATGCGTCGACCGCAGCGCTCAGCGCGGCGTTCTTCTGGCAGAGCCACGACCTGAATGCACTGGCCGATCTCGGTCAATTCGATGCGATTACGCAGCGCATTAATCCGGCAATGAACGGCAAAGCGGATCGCGACCTGCGTTATGCGACCGCTAAAACGGCGCTCGGAATTCGTTAATCATGTTTGATTCACAGCAGCAGCATCAAGTGCCATCAATAGGAACACGGCTTCATCCATAGTAAGCCGTGAGATTCACCCGCAATTTGAAGCCGCCTTCGGGCGGCTTTTTTAATAGCCGCGAGCTGTCGATTTCCGAAATTCTTCGGAAATCTTTTTCTTTCTCATCATGCAAATCGCACACGAACACGCGCATCACAACACGCTTATCGAAGATATTTTTTACCCCGATCATCCGCCGCGCATCGAATCCGCTGTGTTTCGCGCCACCAAGACCGCAGGCCATCAAGCCAAACTGCCGTGCGCCATCAGCGGTCATACCGACGGCACCGAATACCACAATGTCTTTTGCGAATGGGCTTTCCAAGCCGGCGTCGATTGGGCCACCGTCAAAGGCGTGGCGATCGGCGAGATTACGCGCCTGCCGGTGCTCGATCTTGAAACCGACCAAGCTACCGGCGAGACCTTCGCCGCACAGCAGTCCTTGCTGTGGATCGTCACGCAACTGGCCAAGACGCGCGGTTTCGATTGGCATGCCTTCGACCCGCAGCAGCCGGAAACTTTTATCGACAGCATGGCCAATATGCTGGTTCTGCATGCGAAATTTCATCGCAAGAAAGGTCACGGCATTCATACGGAAACCCTACCTGTCTGGATCTTCCAGGCTTTTCCACGTGTCACCGGCTTCGTTTATGCAACTGACGAGTTGGCAGCCACCCCACGTCAAGGTCTGCCATGTTGAGTATTTTAAGAAAAGTTATTTCGGATTGCTTGACGTCAGCCAATGGAGATTTCGATCCGGCGCGCGTCGTCGGCTATCTGATTGCGGCGGGCGGCGGCATCGAATTTTTGGCGCTTGAAGCCTATGCAACCGTACGCAACGGCAACTTCGACGGAGTCCAATTTGCCGCCGGCCTGTCCGGCGTCGCAGCCGTGATTGCCGGCGCCGCCGCCGGCGTATGGATCAAGCGCTCCAGCGAAATTCAACCTCAAGGATAAACATGTTGGCATTTTCTACTGCAAAACTCATCGCCGGCGCCTTGATCGCCGGCACGCTACTGGCAATCGGCGCGGGACTCGGCGTGCGGCTGTGCTCGCGTCATTTCGAACCTTTGCTCGCTACCGCCAATCGGCAGCTCGGAGCAGCCAGCCAGGCACTCGCGCAGCAAAGCGCCGCTTACGCCACCTTGGCGCAGAAGACCAGCGCACAAAACGCCGCAATCGGCGCTTTGCAACAAGCAGCGACACAACGCGAGCAGGGTGCGTCCTCGGCCATCGCCAAAGCCGCCGGCACCTCGGCGCACTTTCAGAAGCAAGCCGCCGCTCTCCTGACACGCAGACCGCCAAGCGGTAGCAATCTGTGCACCGCGGCCAGCCAATTGATCGACTCGCAAATCAAACCTGAACCCGCACCATGAAAATCAATCTGCTCGCAATCGTCGCCTGCGCCATTTTGGCGAGCTGTGCCACCACACCGCAGTCCTGGCCCGCCGCGCCCGTGGTCACGACGGTGGACATGCCAATCGCCGTGGGCTGCAAGACGGCATCACCCGGCAAACCGCCATTTGCCTTCGACGCACTGGGCACGGGCCTGGATATTTACACGCAAGTCGCCACCCTGCTCGCCGATCGCAAACAGCATTTGGGCTATGAAAACGAGTTGCAGGCGGCCCTTGACGCTTGTGAGTAACGGCAGTCGATCGACCATTCAGATACGGAACGGGCAAATTGCTCTCTGCACGATGCCTTTGTCGGAGGTGGCATCGATTCTCGACTCTAGCTTAGGACCAGCTTCAACTTCTTGGGCGTCTTCTCTGTCGAGCACTCGTCCTTCCACTGCCGCCGTCATCTGGAATGACGGCGGCATACTCTCTATCCCCTTATAAAATATGATGAAAAAACTTCTTCTAGCAGTGCTCTGTGCACCGTTGATGGTGCTCGCCCAGACATATCCGTCGCCCACATTTAATACGCTCACACTGCAGGTGCCATTGTCGACCGCCAATGGAGGTACTGGAGTCACGGCAGCCACAGGGACTGGATCAGTTGTACTATCTAATTCACCTACACTTTACAATCCGAGCATCATAGGAAGCCTTACCGCGCCCTATTCGATCGCCCTCAATAATCCGTCTGCAAACACGATCAACGGCAAGCTGAATCAGATCGTCAATCTTACGGACTTCAATCCAACGTGCAACGGTACAACGAACGACGATACCGCAGTCAGTCTCGCAATCGCCAGCATCGGATCGACGCCAACGACACTGATGATTTCGTGTCCGGTCAAGATCGCGGCAAATCATACATTTGCACCTGGAACGCAGCTTAATTTCGAGGCCAATGGCGAGATTATCGGAACGGCCGGCACGGAACTAGTCCAGCTCCAGCAGCAGATCCTCGCCGGCCGCACCCAGATCTTCTCGAATCTAGCCGCACAAGCTGATATCGGGATGGTGGTTTATCCAGAATGGTTCGGCGGCAATCAAGCGGTTTCGGATGCTTCGGGGGGCTTCAACAATGCTGCCGCAACCCTGAAGAATGTTGGGGGCATAATCAGCGCCGCCGCAGGTAATTACGCTTGGCAAAATACGGTCAGTCTGCCGTCAAAAGTGACATTGGTCGGCGCTGGCAAGAATGTGACAATCTTCAATGTCACAGCAAGCAATATTGATGGCATTCATGTCATCGGCAGCCTTGGTTCGCCGATCATCAATCCGTCGCTCGCGAGTTTCAGTCTGACCTCATTCACTGCCGGCACATCGAATACCGGCATCACATTGAGTTATACGGCACTCGCGAAACTTCTTGACCTGCAGGTGAATGGTTTCCTAACGGGCATCAACATGGAGTGTGCTACCAACTCTGCTTTCGAGCGGACAGGTGCGACATATTCCGCGGCGACAAATGGTTTTATTGGTTGGAATATTAACGGTGCCGGTGGATGCGCAGGTGGTAATGAATCATCCACATGGCGCGATACGTATGTGTCAGGCACTGGCGCATATAATGGCCCCACTGGGCAAATCGGGTATAAGGCATATGGTGCCTATGTCTCGGATCTATATTTCAGCAACGCAGCCACTGCCGAAACCAACTATGGATATTACTTCGAATACGGATCTGCGACCGCAGGCGGTTATGCGGATGTGATCGTTCAGAATCCGGTGGTGGATGGATTCACGGAGCAGGCCATTTTGGTGGATCAATTGCCCGCGCAGCAAATGATCACGATTTCGGATGGTTGGCTGAATCCGGTGAGTACGCTCGCTGAAACAGATGGACTGTACTGTAACGCCTGCGTCGGTATGTTCCAGGCGTCAAATATGCAGATTGGCGGTGAGGCGAACTATGCCTATGCTGTCGGCGCAAGATTCGTCAACTCATCCAATGCAAAAGTCACTGGCAGTGCATTCAATGACAATAAGTATGCGATCGAAGAAAACGGTTCCACCGGTAATATTTACAGCAGCAATTCGGTCTCGAATATATCCGCTCATGCTGGCGCAGTTGATTTCTTCCTGACTGGATCGACTGGTTCCATGGTCACGAATAATACGCTGAGTGGTTACGCGTTGTTTGGCGTGCAAGCTGATTCCACATCCACATCGGTCGCAGTCGTCAACAACGTCGTAAATGGCGGAAACATCACAACGCCAGTGCAGAATAATAGTAAAAATGCTATCGGAGGGGCTATGCCGGTACCACATTAA